ATATAAGGAGTAAAATATGCGAGTTTTCTCATGCCTTCTTTAAGTCTGTTTTTCTAACATAACTTAATATCTCTTTAAGAAGACATTGATCGCCAGACATTTTCTGAACTGTATATGGGCCACCTTTTCTAACCCAATCTGGAATATGCTGACCGGTAGCATAATGGTTTCCTGTTATTTTCACTTTGTCTCCGACAGAAATACCCCCCGGGGAATTTTTAGGATTCAATGGTATCGGTGTTCCTTTTGGAACATCTTTACTCTTATCTTTGATGAGATCTCCGACTTCCAGCATTGTATTTACATGCTTAACAATATCCGGATGCTTGCTCATGAGATACTCTCCAGGACATGCCTTATTTTTGAACCAGCGATGAACTGTCATATTCTGTTTGTCGACCTGACCAATAAGCTTTGGATCATTCTTCCATCTGAGTCCGTTCATCCATGGATGTCTCTTGCAAATATCAACTAGAAGTAATTCAAGACTTTTAAGCGCTTTATCAGTTACAGCATATGGAGGCTTATTGTCTGAAGCAACTTCAATAGTTATAGCTCGTGTATCATTTGCAGCATCTGAGGTGCACCAACTTCTTTTATTCTCAGGAACATATCCATAAATAGTCCCATCAGAACCAATGCCATAGTTTGAAGATGCCTGAACCTTAGCATTACTAAAGAACTCTCCACATCTTTTTGCAGTTAGGTTTCCTGCCATACAATGTATTGATATTGTGTCTTTCTTTGTAGAGGTTGGTATTGTAGAACAATTAGGAGATAATATAACTCCTTTTACTAGTGGACTAAAACCTTCCATTTTGAAAGTTACCTCCTATTCTGGTTTCTCATTGTTGTTTGATAATTCATCCAGCATCTCATCTGTTAGAATCATCTCTTCATCTGTTGGGTTTTCATTAATCTTTACATCTTTATTTTCAGCCATTCTCAACATCCTCCTCTTCTATTGGCGGTTTCTCAGGAATATGGAGATCATCCTCAAGGCCTGAAACCAGTAAGTTATCACCCTTAAGGATCTTTATTTTATTCTCCAACTTAGCCTTGTTATAATAAAAACCAGTCGCAGTTGCCATCTCAGCAAATACTGCCGGGATCAAATATGTTAGTGGCGACAGATCATTTGTTCGGTACATCATCACAAGCGAAAATATAACTATAACCGCAGTTGTAATTGATATGCCTATAAATATCTTTTTTGAAAATTCCATTTTATTTCTCAATGGTATCGCCTCCTTTCTATAACTAAACTATATAATGTTCAGTAGCCTGTGACTGAAGGAATTCAGACAGCGAAGCATTTACTAAATCGTAATCTTTTATAGCTACATCAATCTCCTCACTAGTAATATTATTCTTTTTCAAAGCTATTGTAGTAGCATGAGCCATCTTCCCAACCGCACGAATCATATTCAGGGTTATGATTGACTCTCTTTTCCTTGCTTCTGCCCTTTTATCCCTATCTTCTTGATCGATCCGATACTGTAAATCTCTTTTATTTTCATAATTTATATACTGTCTCTGAAAATAAAATACTATTAATGCTGTAAGTATCGGAGATAGCGCAGGCATCAAATCAATAAGTATTTTCATTGTGCTCATGAAGATTTATAATATCCTCCTTTCTTGAACATGAATCTGTTAAAGATGATATAATGGAGTCTAATTAGAAATATAATCAAACCCCATTATACCTCCAGCTTCAAGAGGATTACTTATTTTCTTCCTCCTTTGTAAGCTCCTCAAGACCCATTGCGATGAGCTCTTCCTTAACAAGCTTGCGAATATACATATTGCGAACCTGATTAAGAGTGCGTCTACCAGCAATAATGAGGGTTACGTAGCAATCTACTATAGGCATAATATCACCTCCTTTCATAAATATGTTGTAAAATATTGTTAATAATATCCCGGTTGATATTCCTAATATGAACCGAATCATAGATGCTCACCTTCCTCAAAATCTTCAGATAACATCTCGTCGCTTAAATCATCCTTCTTTGCTGGTGCTGTGAAGGTAATTCCAGCCGTATCTTCAAGATTTTTTACTCTTAACTTCAAAGACTCAATCTCTTCAAATAACATAATAAGAGTCTCTTTGTTGGATATGTCTTTTTTATTTAGAGACTGCTCTGAAGATTTTAATTTCTTTGTGAGTTCAGAAGTGGTCTCTTCGATACGATTATTGATTTCTTCTAAATATCCTTTCATAATTATTTCCTCCAAAATGCAATACTAATTAAACCATAATTAGATGTTTGATTTTCAGCAGTATAAGTAATTCCAGATGCCACTATATCTTTATATATAAAGAGACCATTATTTTCTTGTATATTAGCGTCGGTAACATTAGAATATCCATCTCCGATACGACCATTAAATGCCATATACGTCCCAAATTTATTTGACACCTCGATATACATATCGCTAAATGCCCAAATAGAAGATATACAAAAAAGGAAATCACTATCTTTAAATAATGAATCGATACTTCTAACATTGGATTTAGTATATGAAGTGCCGCCATGTCTAGTCGTTGTAACTACGGGGTTATTAATAAGTGAATACTTAACTGAGTTCCTAAATCCTTCTGATCTAGTTAACATTATCAATTTACCAAATATCGACCGGTTCTTAACAACTCTATTAAACATTGAATTACAATTTTTAGCATTGACCAATCTGATAAAATTTGTTAAAAAGGCTGTAGATAAAAATAATTTTTCTAGTATCTGATCAGTATACATACTTTCAAATTTTTCAATTTCTGACGATCTAAAAAGACATAAAGAAATATGTGGATCATCAATATATTCGTTAATATTTCCAGTTTTTATATTATTAATATTGAACCTACCGAATATTAATTTTACATTATTCTTTAGTTGATAATCAAACGCATCTACTATTATATTTTCTTCATATTTGACAATATTATTTGTCAAATATATTCTGTTTAAAATCGCCTTATTTTGAAAAGCATAACTCTTCTCTCCATAAAGTTTATAATCAGCTAACGCCAACTGAACGTCTAATGGAAATTCTCTAAAGCTCGAATTTATAAAAGGTAATTCTTCGATTGCCATATTATATCCTCCTTATATCTATTGATCCATCGCTGTTGAATATGGTTTTTACATTTATTGGATCTGTATTTCCATATTTATACTTGTAGGTTGTTGTAATTGATCCATCATTGAATACTACAGTTTTTTCAAACTTTGAATTTGTAGTAACAATTGACCCATCATCTCTGAATTCAATATGAGTGTTTATCTTCGTATCTCTAGATTGAATATACTCTAAAACATCATTACTAAATTCTGATAACTTCCTCCCATTCTCAAGTTTGAAGTCTTCAATTTTTGTAGTAGTATTCCTAGTTAAATCATCAATCTTTTTAACCATCTCATTATACATGGCTGTAAGTTTAACAATTACCTCTTCATTTAGTACATTTTTTATACCAGCAACCCAGGTATCAAGCTCAGATTTCTTATTAACCATATACGTTAACATCTCTCGAGTATTTGTATTATACCAGTCGTCAATTGTTGCTTTTTTATTCTCAGAATAATTTACTAAATCACGTCCCCATGTGTCTATCTGAGACTTAGCAGCATTCTGCCACCCATTGATTTCTTCAGTCTCGCTTCTCTTAAAGTCATCCCATTGAGAGTTCCACTGATCAACCAACCTATCGATGTTTATTGTCTGGATTATGCCTGTGACGTATGGTGTTGAATCTCTACCGATCATATTTTCAATATCCGATGCTGTTATTTTTGTAGCGTTTTCTTTAATCGATATGTTAGCTAAAACATACCTTTTAATATCCGAAGTATGTTCAATTGCCGGTGGTGTTGGATTCGCCGAAGATGTTCCTTTGATAATCACAATACTAGAATTTCTAACTTCTGTAGTCTTATTGATCTCAATTATAACTGAGTCAATTCTTTTCATTGCAATCTCAGCTCGATCAATAGTAAGAATTGTAGGATTCTCGCTAACCATCCACGTGTGATTAAACCAAGCTCGTCCAGTTCCAACTTGTATTTTCATACTTTCTGAGTCATATGGGGACACTCTAAAAGCATCCCCAAAACCCATATAAATTCCATCTTTTATCAGACCATCAAATATCCTACCAAAATCTTCAGCATTATACTTTCGATCGTGATTAAAGCTATTATAAAATCCGCTTTTTATAGACATTTATACCTCCTTTATTTCATAAAATATTCATTTAATATTTTGTTCCAATCTATATCCCAAAATACCATTAAGTTTCTAAATGTCTTATTGGCTATTAAGTCCTTTATTATCTTATCTGATAATGTGTTTAGCTTTATACTTGTTTTGCTATTTACTTTTTTCTCTTTATAACCTACAGACATAACCTCGATAATTGACTTTCTAAGATGTTCAATAAATACAGGCTTAGCCGTTGATACATCCTGAACCGCCAAATTCTTAAGTGATAATATAAAAGGTCTTAATACCGATTCATTATACTCAACCGTAGCATTATATTTAATATCCTTGAATATATCTTCTACAATTTTACGGTTATCTTTTCCTTTCTGGATTGACTTCTCGCATCTATTCTTGAATTCTATCTGAGCTCGTCTTCCAACACCATTTATCTTATCTCTCAAGATTTCACGATTGTCGTAATAATATGCAGTTCCTTTCTTCGTATAAATACCATACATTGTCGTCATCAAAAATGATGAAAGTATTGCATATTTCTGATCATTACTACTATCGCTTGATGAAATATAATCTCTAAGTGTGTTGTATAATATCTCATACCACTCAACTTCTTTAGTCTCCTCGTCAATACTTTTTAAAGTGGCTTTTAAAGTTGTTTGATTTATTAGAGATTTTTCGCTTTCGAGCGATCCAACCACACTTCTTAATCGATTATACTTCGAAACACAGTTTGAAATTGAAAGATTCTCAACTGGCTCTAATTTTATAATATCGTCGATTGACTTATTTATCGAATCCAACTTAGTTATTATTGGTTTAAGCAAATCTAAATCAGCTTTTATAGGGGTTCTTTCTTTTGTTAACTTTGACTTTCGATCTCTGTACTCCTTAAGCTTTGTTTGATTTGGTTTTTTCTTTTTGTTTTCAGCTTCAATTAATTTATCAATCGACTTTATCTGATTTGTAAGCGACTCATACTTTGCTTTTAGTTTGTTGTATTTTGAAATGTCAGCCTTCTTATTAATCTCTAACTTCAGCTTTGAAACTAGATTTTGCATCTTAACATCTGTCAGAATAACCCCTAGAATATTCTTCCTAAAATAGTTCTCGAACTCAGGAAGCATTTTATTCTTTTCTTGAGTAAATAATTCTTGAGGTTTTACAAATGCAGTATCCCAAATATCAGCTAGAAGTGATGACCATCTCGTAGTTTCCCCACTATCTGGAGTAGTAATTAACTCTCTAAAAGGTTCATATAACTCATCATACTTTTCGAGAATTAATGCTTGGGTTTCAGCATCCAATTCACCCTGTTCTTTAAGCATCTGATCGAGCTTTTCTCGTTCTTCTTTTGCTTTCTCTTCAGCTTCCTTTGCTAACTCTCTTTGTTTCTCTTCGTCTCGAGCTCTCTTTTCAGCTTCTTCTTTTTCTTTTTGTTTTCTTTTTTCAGCATCTTCAGCGTCTTCCAAGCCCTTTTTAATCTGCTTCTCATACTCTTCAATCATTTTCTCCATATATTTATAAGAGTCTTGAATTATATTAGAATCAGATTTAAAGGTTGGATATATACGAATACCGCTGTCGTCTTCAGCATGGACTATCTCTGTAATCCTACTTGTCGCAGTTACTCCGAACTCATTCTCAATCTGAACTAGATCACCAAGGAAAAAGTCATCATTTAATTTGTATGTGGTGTTTGTTTCAGCTTGCCCATCAAAAGTTTCAGTAAGTGAATTTTCTTTTAATTTTTCAATCCCTCTTTTCATGAGCATATCGTTATAAATATCGGTGTCTATTTCAACATCATAACTGTCCAACTTATCTGAAAGATCTCTAGCATCAACCGGAAGTTCAATTCTCTCGATACCGCTCAACTCTTCAGAATACCCAAAATATGCAGTCTTACGATTCTCACCTTCGCCAGCCCCAAACACCTTAACAAAGTTTTTCATTAACATTGCATCTGAGACCCAAGTTGAAGTTATTAGGTTTTCGAACTTTGGCGAAAATATAACATAAGGATTTATATCTTGACTGTAACTCCTGTTAACCCCAGAATACATTGAGAATTCAAACTCTGAATCATCATTTAATTCCACTTTAAATCCTAAGTTATATAATTCACATATCTTAGATATAGCCTCGTATAGTGTTTGACATGTGAATTGCATCCTTACATTTGAATTTAACACAGGATAAGTCTCGCGGTTATCAATGATTTTGAAATTCGGTATCCTTCTTTTCTCACCGCCTGTAGCATCAGTTGGGTTAATAATATTTTCATTTATTAACTTACTAATACTATCAAATATGGTACCATCAACAGATGTTTGATCCCATACAATCCTTCTTGTAAGAATCGAAGTGAGTGATCGACCCTTTATAATGTGTTTTGGAGCATCTTCAACGCCCAACTCTATTGTAGAATATTCTACAAACATTGCTGATTTAGTTCCTGAGAGTTGCATAATACTATTTGGTTTAACCAATTCTTGAAAGTCATTTAAAACCGGTCGTACCAATTCAAACTCGCCAAGACTATTATATCTTTCAGTCCATAATAAAGAGTTGAATAAGTCTATGATTTTTACAACTTCATATTTTTTACTCTCATTCATGGACATTAAAAATAGTTCAAAACTTTGCATAATTTATACTCCTTCAAATACATTGTACATCCACATCTTAATGTCCAAACCGATTTCTCCTTCTTCTGCAAGATATGTAAACATATTATCTCCGTAAGATATCTGAAACCATGAAATATCTCTTCCAGTGGCGTTTAGTAAATTATACTTTTTGCCATCTCGCTCAAGATATACCTCTTTCTCACCTTTATTGGTGTTAATGTAAATATGATCTCGAGCTTTAATATAATCTCCAGTTATCTTCTTTATAATCTCATCCTTGAGTGTGAAGATCTCATTCTTTGTTGCGTTGATTATCTTTAATCCTTTTACGATCTCCGAGGTAACATTTATGTCAATCTCAACACCGACAACGCCCTCGCCATCGTAATATATATTGTATTCTTTTCTTGTTATAATATCACCAAATTCAAGTAATGGTTCAGTTAATGAGTCATTCTCAAACTCAAACTCAAATAACGGTAATATTGATGAAAAGTTATATTCTTTTTTTCCATCTTTCCCATAACCCTCAAAGTGAGCATTCGGACACTCGATTGTTATCTTACAGCTCTCATTCTGGGAAAATATATCAGGATCATTTTCAGAGACATATCCATAAGTCGTAAGTGTTCGATTGTCTGTCTCTATAAGTAAAATGACCATACTCTTAACTTTGAAATATTTATAGGTCAACTGTCGAATATCTTCAATACTTTTAATGAATCCGTTCTGAACGAATGTAAAATATAAAGATATCGTTCTATTGTTTGCTCTAGATGAATTATATAGTACGCCATCCATCATAGGTAATGTCGAATTCTTGATCTCAGCAGTGACTGGACCAAGCCCATCTACTTTAGTTAAAAGAAGCCCATGGGAGGGCTCCAGTTCATTCAAAGTTATAACAAGTTTCTGACTTTTTTCAGTTATTATTGTTATTTTCTTTATCATATACCTGCAACGCCTCCCATGTATCTAGCCATATCATTTAATTGGCTTCTTGTATTCTTGTAAATATCATATCTACTAAGTTCTTTAGGACTATAATTATTTTGTATAAATGTAGGTGCTATTGAATTGTTTGTAGTATTTGTGCTATTTTGAATTCCATTTGTTCTTTCGTAATTCATTGGATTTGCAGACTGAGCATTATAACGAGCTTGAACAACTGCATTACCGAAACCACTCGCTGTGAATGGATTTGTATAAGTTTGCTTAAACTCAGTAACGCCAAGTTTGTGTATTTCAGCGATTGCAGCAAGACCCATCTCTTGTGCTGACTTGCGGATATTATCTAACTCGTCAGTCATACCTAAAGAATATCCTTCACCTGCAAATATACCTAATTCCCTAAATACTCTCGAAGGGGATTTGGATTTTTGAGTCTTTTTCGTAGATTTTTTAGCAGCATGAACCATACCTGCAGCAGCACTACTAACATTAGAATATGAACGCTCAATACCCGATGCATACCCAATTCCTGCCGAATATCCTAAACTAGGCATTGAAGGCTGAGGTGGAGTCCATGAATTTATAACTCGCTCATATGCATCAATCAAGTCTTGAGCTTTCTTTCTACCGGCATCTTCGAAACCATCCTCTGTATCAATGGCATGAAGAATCTTATCGGTTAAGCTACTTACTGCATCAGATACTTCAGTGTCCAATTCATGTCCGCCAAAACCATCAAGAATCTTTTTAGCAACAGCTATACCAGAGTTCTTAAGTCCTTCTGGGTCAGCCGTCTTTATTGCAGAAGCTATACGATTGATAAACTGTTGAGTCTTATCTTTCATATACTCAAAAACATCAGAATATCCCATACCATTTATAACTATCTTAGCAATATCTTTACCAACATTTAAAATCCTATCTTTAAGATCTGAATATGAATGTGGGTTAAGAGCTTTAATTATTGATGATATAAGCCTCTGACTATGAGTTTTAACTTGCGCCATTTGACCATCGGACTTATTACTGAACCCTTCCAAATATGCAAGACCGATCTTAGAACCAGTCTCTCTATACTGGTTTATTGTAGCCTCGTCAACAAGCTGTTTCTTCGCAGATAAAAATAATGCTCTTGCCGCGTTAGATATATAATTCTTCTCATCATTTTTTAATCCTTCTGCGAAATAATATGCGGCCAATTGACCAGATGATCTTAAGTCTTCAGCCATCTTAACAAATGTGTCTTTGATAGCCGTTATGAAATTTGATATTGCCGATTTTGCAAGTTCTGGGTTTAATGCTTCTAATATAGATTTTATGTTATCTACACTCGCATTGTTTAAGTCGTTTATAAACCATCCAATACCCTGTTCCAGACCCTGCATTTTTAAAGCAGCATCTACAAGACCATCTAAGAACCTTGTAAACGCCATCAATTTTAAAGGATTTAAGGTTGCAATTGAGCTATTATACTCAACCAGTGATTCTCCGTAAGAAGCCAACGCCTCTCCAAAATCAGCCAAATCAACTTTACTTCCAGTAAAGAATGAAATCACGCCACCTTCGTCATATAATTTATTGGCAGTCTCTATCATCATTTCAGTGGCTTTCTTAGCACCTTCCATTTTCGATGCATCAACACCAGTAACACTATCGACAAAATCTTTAATGTTAGGACCCGCGGCTTTAAGTGCTGCTGCGAATCCAGCTAAGTCTTTCTCGCCAACTATACTTTGCCATATACCACTTGTTGGTTCTAATGCTTTTTGAACCTCAGTCATCATTAATGCTGCTGTTTTAGCTCCTTCAACTTGAGAGGCTTTAACATCTTGTACCTGTTTTGCAAACATAGAGATTGAAGGCCCAAATAATGTTAGTTCAGTAGCAAATTTTGAAAGGCTCTGATTTCCAATTATGTCTTGTAAGAATCCATCTTGTCTTGGAAGTGCATCTATAACCTTTGTAACCATAATCGCAGCATTTACTGCACCTTCAACTTGGTCTTTTTTAACATCTTGAACTTGCTTTGCAAATATGGATATAGATGGACCAAAAAGAGTTAAATCCTTAGCAAAATCTGATAAATTACCAGCTTCGCCAATAACTTTTTGTAACAATCCGCCTTCTCTTGGAAGAGCATCTATGATCTTTGTAACCATTAATGCAGCCATTGATGCGGCTTGAACTTTTGCAGCATCTATTTTACCAAGACTATTTGAGAACTGTGTTATCTTTGGACCAAACTCAACTAACTGATCGGCAAACTCAGAAAGTGGCTTTTTGGTTCCAAGACCAAAGAAGTTTGCTATACCATCAAGTAAAGTATTGGCTGTTAAAAGCAACATAACCTCTACTAAGTTTTTAATCGAGCCTGTTACTCGTTCATCAACACCGCCGGCAGTTCTGAAGAATGGCTTTAGATTATTACCGAAGTCGGCAAGATCTTTTCCAATTTGTGGAAGTGCCGAGGTCACTCCTTTTGCAAATCCACCAATAATATGACCGACAAATCCACCAATTGCATCTCCGATTGCTTCAAATACTTTAACGCCATTTTGAAGTAGCTTTTGAGTATTTGGGTCATCAAATATTGCACCAAACGCAGCCAGAGTTGCAGTCAGTGCTACAAGAGCAATCTCCATTAATCCAAGTCCTTGTACCCCGGCAGAGAACCCAGCTTTTCCAGCAACTGAAGCCGCAATTACTGCAACTGCAACACCGGCAATAACAGCATCAATCGCAGCAGCTACTCCTATCAACTGTTCAAAAGGAATATCCTTTAAAGCCATCAGTGAAAGGACAACCGGTATCAATGTTGCTGTTGCAGCTAAAGCAAACACGCCCATTTGAACAATATCTATTTGTGTTTTACTTATCAGGAAAAATGTTCCAGCTAAAGCTCCAATTATTAAAGTTAAAGATCCAGCTGAAGCTAATAAGTTCGATGGGTCAACTTCGGATAATGTTTTTAAAGATAACACTATTGGTATTAACATCAAACTTCCTGCAAGAAAACTTAACATGTCTTTCATTTCGACATTGTTTTGGGTTGCAATTTGAAGTGATTTACCAACTGCCAACATTGTTCCACTCAATGCTCCAGCAGCGGTTAAAAGTTTATCCCACTCTATATCTGCTAACATCTTTAATGAGAATGCGACACCAAGCGTTACTGCGACCATTGCAATTATTGATTTGTATTGATTATCTCCTGCTTGATTTGCAGATGCTTTCTTTACCGCAGATCCAACCCCTTGAAGCATGAAATATAAGGCAGTAATGGTCTTAGCTAATGACGGTATGTCAAATTGATTAAGAAGTCCCAAAGTCGTACATAGCACAATTGATGATACTGCTAAAGCCAAAATCACCAAAGCATCTCCTGGCGTAGCTCCAGTCTTCATTCGTTTAGTTGCTTGGCCAAGTGCAATATATACACCACCAAGAGCAAATATACTCTTAGCAAGCGATCCAATACTCATAGAATCTAAAAGCTTTAAAGCTCCTACAATAAGTATTGAATATAAAGCAAGCCCAATCAATTGTCCAAACTGACCTTTTGAATTTGATGAATTAATTGTATTCATCTTTTTGACCATCTGATACATCGCTGCAAATATAACACCCATCATGCCGATCTTTATTACAAGATCCAAAGATATCTTTAGTTTATCCAGTAACATTAATGCTCCAACAACCACAAGAAGAGATGCTGCCATTTTGAGTATTGGTCCGGCATTAATCTTAGCATCATCCAAACCTTTCATACTCTCTGCTGCTTTTTTTATACCAAGGAATACCGCAGCTATTATGACAAATTTAATTCCGAAAGCAATCGGATCATTAATTTGAAGTTTATTCAGTTTTGAAACAAGTAATACTATTATTCCAAGTACTGAAGCTAGAGCCATACAGGATGTAGCAATCGATGCAATTCCAATGAGATTCTTGAAGTCTTTTGCTTTTACATTTGCAAAAACGAATATTCCAACAATTCCAGCTAATATAACTGAGAATTTAGTCATTGCATCATCCGCGGCTTTCTTGTCGATTTTACTCATCAAGAACAATCCAGCCATTGCGGCAACTAGCATTAATATGGCTTTTCCAATATCTTTAGCCATACTTCCGAGCATCTTTGCTTGAAATCCTTTTGCCGCAATCTTTAATCCTTCGCCTAATTGTTTTAAAACATCAGTCGATTCATTTAATTTAGCTTTTGAATCTAATATCTTTGTAAGTCCGAAAGTAATTATAGCGGTTATAGCTCCGATAACTCCACCCGCGACTAATAACTTATCCGTTGGTAACTGAGCAATTAACCATATTGATCCGGCAACAAGAGCAATTGCAGCTGCATATGCCAATATAATTTTTACTTTGTCTTTATGAATTTCTGCTCTTATTTTTTCACTATATGTATCAAGTACTTTTTTAGCAGAGCTAGCAACTCCTGTCAATCCATCAAGAACATTTGTTAATGCGTCCATTGGTTTTAGAATTGATTTAACAATGTTTCCTATCGCGCTAAACATCTTAAAAGCCCCATAGATTTCTACTGCCCCAAAAGCATTAAGCAATACATCTTTTATTGGGAACTTTGAAAATATATTAATTACCCACTCTTTAAACCTTATAAGTTGTTCTCCAGCTTTTTCAAATGAGGTTTTAATAAAATCAGTAGCTGTTTTTATTTTTTCTCTGATATTTAGTGCTGAAACATCAAGTTTACTAACCCAAGTTGTTATACCTTTTATAAAATTGGTCATTTTTTCAGATACAGTCTCTATCGGGTTAACAATTGAAGGTATTCCGGATCCAACATCAGCAAATCCAGCGCCAATATCAATTCCTGCTTGTAATACTTTCTTTCCTATTTCAACAAACAGACCAACCAGAGCTTTTATTGGACCGTTATATACTGTTGATATTATTCCACCAACATTCTTGAAAGCTGTAAAAATACCTTTAAATATCTTTTGTAATCCCAGACTTGCATCTTTTGATAGAATAAGACCTTTTGTAAAGTCTCTTAATTTCTCAGTGAAACTAAATAAATGCTTTGCGGAATCTGACAATTTAAATGTCTCTTTAAACGCTTTGTCTATTGGTCTTATAACTGACTGAATTGCTTTGAATATATTATATATTGAAGCAAATATATTATCTCTTCCAGATGGTTTATTCATCAATTTAACATACTCGTCAAGTTGTTTAATATTCTTTTTATCTAATATGGTCTTCTCTCTAATATCTTTGATCTGCGACTTAGTATATCCCATCTCAATAAGTTGAGAATCTTTCTTCTTATTAAGACTTTTATACTGCTGCTCTAAAGCCTTAGATATATCTTCTCTTGATACCTTTTCTTTTTCAAGAGTCTTTAAAAATGTAAAAGTGTCATCTAAGTCTTCTTTACTTTGTCCTTTAAATTTACCTTTTTCTCTTGCGATTTTGATATATGCTTCTTTAAATTTATTAGCATCAGGAACTTTTCCAACAAATTGTTCCCAACCACTACTTAAAGACTGCTTTAGGAATTTATTTCTTTCTCTTGATGACTTATCTATCAACCCGCCAATTGCATTTGTAAATCCAGTCCACAATTTAACCGACTGTTTGATATCACCAAATATAATCTGAGAGGTCTCTCCCCATCCAGACTGTGCAGCTTCTTTAAGTGTATCCATACCCATTGATAAGGTCTTTACTTGGGTTGCTGCTTCAAAAGCTTTCTTACCAATATCTGTATTTTTATCTGCATATCGAGCAAGTGTTTTAGTTAAGACATCAGTTGTTATCCATTGATGAGATAATGAATCATTAAAGTGCTTTGTAGCATTAAACAAGTCAGAAGTCTTACCCGCGGCATCAGTCGTTACAGTTTCATAACCTTTGTATTTCTTTTTAATTGTACCAAGCTCTAATGCTGTCTTTATAAGTTCTTCTTTGAAACCTTTAGTCGCCATATTGGCATTTTCAATAGATTTCCAATCGATAAGCTTTACAGATCCTGCCGACAATGCCTGAGAGAAATTATACATTGCTCTCGCTGCTTCGTTTGCATTAGCCCCAGATAACGCTGCCTCATTTGCAATACCTTTTATGGCAGCTACCGCATCATTAAGTTTTACACCATTGTTAGTAAATTTACCAATGGATGAAGTCATATCCGAGAAAGAATAAATAGTATCGTCTGAGTATTTATTTAACTCTTCAAGATGCTTGTTTACAACTCCAACAGATTCTCCAGTAGAAGCCATTATAGTCTGCACTGAGTTCATCTTTAATTCGTACTCTTGAAAACCAGACTTAATAGGGTCAATTGTCAAACTTTTAATCAGTCTTGTTCCTGCAGTTATTGCTTCATTAGTTATACGCATTAACGCTGCTGTACCAATGACACCCATGTTTGTGAATCTATCAGATATATTCTTAATAGCTCCAGCCAAGCCTGACATTTTTGTATTTTGTATTTCTTTATTAAGGTTTTTAAAGCCATCTTGAGCATCTTTCATTTTGGCTTTTTTATTTATTTCATCAAGAGATTCTACTGTCTTTTTTGCCTTGGAGGAATAATCAGAATCATCAAGTCGCATCTTTATAACATAATCGTCACTTCTTCCCATCTTAAATATAACCTCCAATTCTAAAAATATTAGTCATCTCCTACAATATCCAAGTTCAATTCACTACTTATTCCTTTTAAAACTTCTCTTTGTATTGGTGTTATAAAATCGTTAGCAGGAACCCAACCGCCGCTTCTAGTTGCGTGTCCGTATTTTATAAGTTTTATAACTGGTAAAGAATCTCCAGCCGCCATACTTGAGTTGCTTATCTTAAGATCTAATTCTCCATTTAACCTTACAATTTCATATTTCCAAGAGCTAGCAGTAATACCAGAATCCTTTGGAGTCTGAGCACTCAATTTTGATACTGCCATTTCTCCGTACTTTTTTAATACAGCTTCTGTTTTATTATGGTTTACAGCCAATCTGTGCTTTAGCCTATCAATAACTCCATCACTGACTTCATATAATATTCCCATTTTGAATTTTCACCTCCTAGTCAGTAATCCCCCACTCTTTCTTTCTTCGTTCATTAAGGTTTGATCGATCAACTAACCAGTCTCTGTTGATTTCTTGTTTCTTTTCTGGTTCGCTTTTTGCATTTATAACCCTTATCAAAGTTAGTAACTGCTGTATATTCCATTTCTGATACTCCGCTGGTATGTTTAGAATTATCATCCAGTAATATACAATTTCAGCAGTTATGATTTCATTTGTACCAATTTTGTTACCTATGATTTTATTATCATTAAACCATGTAGCTGTCATTGGGTCTTTCATATATTCTGTAATCTCAGAAATATGATCTTCAGTTATACATTTGTATACTTCGTCTTTCACATCTCTGGTTATAGTCATACATTTAATGTAGTCTAAGATTTGTTCTCTGGTTAATTGTTCTGTGTGAAGAAATGGAATATGCCACTTAGCTTCCCAATTCTTTATAGATATAAGAGAATGCTCAAGACTTAATGTAGTGTCTTTAACATTTATAAACTGCTGAGTGTCGTCATCAAAATATTCTCCACCTTTAACATTTATCTTGAGCATCTCTGATCACCTCTTTTATGTTTTTATCAGGTGGCTGGCTGTAGTAAATCCTGAGCCGCGCCATCTGTTGTATGCTTGTTTATTTCTTTTATCATTTCTTCCTGCACATCCTTAGGCATAACATTTGTCATGAATGTAATAATATACTCCGGATCACTTACCATCTTAGTAAATAATACAGAATATGCCTCAGAATATATGAATCTCTGAACAATTTCAGGATCCTTAACAAATGTCTTACCGTCATCAGACTTAACACCGTACGACTGCTTTACAAGATCAGTGTAGATGTCATAAAGACTACCAAGATCACCCTCATTTATGAGTCTCTGGATTGTCTGAGGTAAATATGCGTTATCCTTGTTTGTGGCCCATTTAATAACCTCTGCCTTATTCATGTTAAAGTAGAAGTCCTCAGATCTTTCAGTACCATTGTAATCAACATACTTTATCGTTTCTTTATGCATAGTGGTTTTATCTCCTTTTCTTAAATCAGTTTTTAAATTAAAAAAGACCCAAAAGAATAAAATCTAATGGGTCTTTCAGCCTTATTTTGAAATTCTTACTCTGCAACACCAAGGTTTGGCTTTGCTGCCGCAACAGTCATTATTGTCTTAAACTCATCTGGAAGAATAATCTTTGAATTCGCAGTATCTGTACCATAAAGAACATTCTCTATAGCCTTAAGATCCTCAGCATCAACCTTTCTTGAGTCAATAACAATATGTGCTGTAGGCTTCTTGCCTTCTACTGCAACTGGAGTTGTTGAAAGCTCCCAGCTGAACTTAGCTGCCTCAACGTTTTCATTAACTGTATTATTATTTCTTGCAGATGGAGCCGCGGATGCATTATAAATAATGTGGATCTTGTATCCAACTTCTGCATCGACGTCATTACCGATTCTGGTCCTGTAAGCAAGACCAAAAGGCATCCTGTTCTGAGCTGCAACCTTAACACCCTGGATAATTTCTTCAACGCCTTCACACTTCTCGAATTCCTTAGGATAGGTGTAAGCCTCGATTGTAGCCTTGAAATCTTCAGCAGATCTAATATTCAAATAGTTAATATTGTCTGCATAAATCTTACTTACTTCTGCGCCAGATGGGGACTCATTTATAGCTGTTACACCATGCCAAGCAATACCCTCTTTGTATGCTCCGTTTTTATCCATTGGGAAAAGAACAGCCTTGTCAACGCCAGTCTCGAAGAACTTCTCACCAACGCTATGCCATTTTAATTTACTCATTTACTATTTTCCTCCTTGTTTATAAAGTTATTTTGTAAACATTATGATGAAGACCATCAGATATGAAATAGTCCAAATACTGACAACCTTCAAGATCTAACATAGTATCAATTGTGTCCGAATCGACAGTTTTTGATACGTATATTACTTTAAAAGCATACTTTTTAATATACTTCTTGTTATCTGCATCATCGGCATCAATAGAATCAAGTTCATATTTGAAACATGGATATTCCATCTTAAAACCTTCAGGAGTAACAAAATATACTCGTTTTGGGTTTTTTAGAATATCACATAGCATCTGATGCAGCTTTAGTCTCTTTTTATTCATGATATACCTCCCCAAGATCAACTATTACTTTAGGTGGTAATATCTCTATGGATCTCGGTCTCCATTTAACCTTCATATACTCGACATAAGCCAAATTCTGAATATTATTCCTCATGAAGAAATCTGATATGAGGCTAACACGTTGATTCAGCTTTATGTTGCTGTTAACTGTGTTAGAGGTATCAATATTTTGTTTAAGGTTTAATACGTCACCAATATAATGTCGTTCAACCAAACCGCCAGGACCGTACACACCCGGCTCAATCTCTATAGACTCCTGGTTAAATCCAACATTCCCACTATATCTCATATCAGATTACCTCCATTTTGAATTTTTTAGCTAGGATCAAATGCCAGTGTTATTGCTGAGAATGGCTTAATGAGCGCGCCTGAGAAACGAGTCTCGATCAAATACTTATACTGGTTGAAATCAATATCAAAGTCGTCAAACATAGTAGTCTCGCCGCCCTTATCAGCACCAACATTGTAGTCTGCAAGATTTACAATGATACCGGCAACGTCCTTAGTATCTAACTTAAGACCTTCCATTGGCTCAACAGTAACAATCTCTGAAACTCTAAGAGCAGTTGCGAGTTCCTGAATTGTCTTATAAAGCTTATGACCGATAGTGTCCTCAAGAAGCAGCATCTCTGTAAGCATATCCTCTGTAGTATAGAGTGTTGGGTTTCCGCTTCCCTTATACTTCTTTCTGGATCTTACGCATTCATCAACAAATAACTTAGCCTTCTCATGACCAGTAGTTGATGCTGTAACTTTAATAAGTGACTTAATTGTAAACAAGTCGGCATCATTGTATACTGGACGAATGTTAATTTCCTGAATCTTGTCATCTTCATGAGACTGGCGACCATCACCAATAAGGATTGCTCTTGCGATTTCCTCTTCAAGCATCATTCTCATTTCCATCCTGATCCACTGAACAACATTAAGATCCTTAATATCTACAATGTCATCCCTGTCAAGCTTCTGCTTCTTGTAAACTGTCTGAGGGTTTGTTGTTCTCTTAAGAAGTGTAAACACCTCGTCCTTCTTCTCCTTACCCTTAATATAACCCTTAGCTCTCGCTTCATCCTCGGTTATATTAGCATACACAGACTTGACTCTTGAGAAAGGAGTTCTACGAACAGAACCCATAACCTTCTGAACCCAGTCCATATTTCTTGATATAAACTGAGGAACTCCATCAATTACCTGTGCATCAGGGAATAGCTGATCAGTACCTTTAATTCCATATGTGTTTGTTCCGGTTCCAACGGTCATACCAGTTGTTGGGATAGCATGTGTAATATCTCCGTCGAACATTTCAGTCACTGCTTCCCTAAGGGAGCCAGTTCTCTTTGCAGCCTCAATAAGGGCAACTTCCTCAGAATGTGTTAAAACATTCATGCCGGTTTCTCTTCCACCTTCAAAAATATTATGTGACATATCGTCTCCTTCCTCGTCATCGTCTTCATCATCTAAACCGCCAGTAGCTTCTGCTAATAATATAGCAACAGCATCTTTCTGCTCTTCAGTCATACCATCAATAACCTCAGCAACTGTCTTTCCTTTTTTCTCTTCAGGTTTACTCACTTCTGAATCCTCCTCTTTCTTTGTTGATTTTGAATTTTCAGGCTTTTCTTCGCCTTTATCTGAATGTGAGATAAATACGTTTTCATTGTTGTATATAACGCACTCTTCATCACTTTCGTCGATTGGATATCCGTGAGAGAATACACTCTCAATAAATGCTCCGGGGTTTGCACCAGCCAATACTAGAGATACTTCTCTTATAACGCCGTGTAATACATCCCCACCTTCCTGAATGATATCAGTAGCATGAATACTCAATGCCTCTACGTCTCCGTGTTTGACACATTCATATGCGTCCTTACCATTCTGGGTTTTGTTAAATGCACAATCTGCCCAAACTCCTTCATCTCGGTTTGTCAAATATGCATGACCTAGAACAGCACTTGGGTCTCCATGCTGATGATTCCAAATTAATGGGACTCGTTTTCCATCGTTGACT